TCCGATCTATAACGATCAGGCGGATATCAGTTCGCTCTGCAACCGTGTAGTTAACAGCGCGAACCATGGGGATTGGCTCAATCATGGGTGTACCTCCAGCGGGCAATCGCGGCGCGATGACGGCGGTCCCTGGCGCTCCCGGAGGTCGTTCGCCAACTCAGCCATCTGAGCAGATACGAACCGCATGCGCGCCGCCGTTGCATCGAGAGCCCGAGCTGTCGCGCTCAGATCATCACGCAGTGATGCCGCAATCACTGCAGCCCCGGCGAGGTGAGGCAGTCCGCGACTAGCTCGCATGACTCGCCGAGACTGCGCACCTCGGCAGCCATCTGCTCCGCAAGGCCCGCTATCTGGGCCGCTGTCGAGCTGATCCGCAGCGCGCTTGCGATCGTCATCTCGACGGCGGTTTGCCGGTCGAGCTTGGTTAACGGTGGCGGGATAATGGTGTTGGGTTCGTCGGTCATGTGTCCTCACGCAATGTCTAGCAACTGGTAACCTACATAATCTACTGCAGCGATCACTGAGTTGGTGGTTATTTGAGACTTTGCGGCGACTACGAAGGCCAGCGCTTGTGTCGATAGTGCCGACGTGTCCGCAACCTCATACTCACCACCCGGTCCGTCTGCCCACTGGGATCGCATATGCAGCCCATATGTTGGGCTGTATGTTATCGCAAAGTCGAACGTCTCAACCGCAAACGGAGCCATCCTGGTTGTAACGGTCCCGCTGCCGGTCGTGACCATAACCTGATGCATCCCATGTGTGGCCTGGACGCCATCAAAATGGAACCCTGCCTGTTTATCTGCTATAGATGTTGACGCCTGCCCGTTGGATGACGCAAGGGTTAATCCGGCAAACACACCGAGTGATCCTGGGTAGAACTGTGGGACACGTACTCGGCAAACCATTCGGATCGCTTTGCGCGATCCGGTAGGCCACGATCCGACTGGTACGGCTACACGGATTACTCCGCCCGACGCGACAACTGTAGTGCCTGTCAGTATCTCCCAGCTACCAAACGAGTCGTTATCCTGTGACCACTTTAGCACGCCAAGTCCATCAGGTCTCCAGCTCGCAATTCCGGTCGACAGGTGATCGCTCTGTCCGTTTCCGGGGCCTCCTCCGTCAGAAGCGACTGACCACACACCGCCAGAGCTCACGAATCCCGAAGCGCTGAAATCGTCGAATACCCCCCGACCGAGTCGCAATCCGTCCGTCGCGTGACCACTCAGCAGGTGCCCCAGCGCAGACAGCACATTGTTTTTATTTGCGCCGTCTCGGCGCGCTGTAGGCAAACTGCATGCTACCTGGCTGGCAGCATAGTCGCCAGACACTGGCAGGACCCTGCCGCCCCTACCCAACACCGATATGACCGGCGCCAGCTGCGCGTCCAGGGGGGTCATAGCATCAACCCCAGCTCACAGTAATCGACACGCACGCACGGCGTATTTGCCGAGAGACTAATTGAGTCGGTGTATATCCCGGCGCGCATGCTCGTTGTTTGCAACGGAATGTTTGCCGCTGGCACTGTATACTCCGAGATCGGACCGATCAGATTACCTGCTGCTCCGTAGATTGCGACGCGCTGGCGTGCGCCGTAATTGTCCAGCGTGAACACAACTTCAAGCGCCTCGTTCGTAGTCGAAAACGGAAGCGCACTAGAAAGTGCAGTGCTCGCTTTTGAATTTGCCCATTGAATCGAGAACACCGAACTCGACAGCGTATGAAACTGAACGAGCGCATAATTCTGTGACGATGTGTCATAGAAACCAATGCTCACCCGTTGCGCTACTGGAAGCGCTTGCAGTCTGCAGGCAAAACGAAGTCGCTTGTTGGCTGTCGGGAACAACGCCGCCCGGCTATCAATGCGGCCTTGCGCCGACCCCGTTGATCGGATCGTCCAAAGTCCTGAAAACGTAGTGTTTGACGGCGGCGCCTCTCTCAGGATATCGACGCCAGATGCGCCGGTGAACTCCCATGCACCCGTTGATAGTGCGACCTGACTTAGACCCGATGCCGCTGAATTGCCTGGGGTAATGATTGACGGAGTTGATCCAGACAGTATTAGCCCAGACTGGAAATCATCGCTGGTAACCCGTAGCGCTTTGTCTCCGACTGGCGATGCGTCAAACAACGAGTCGATAGCCAGCGCCACGTTTCCGGGCGTCGCAATCTGAAGCCCTGTGTCGAACGACACTTGAGCCGCTGAGTAGTCGCCAGCGGCCGCAGCAACGTTCCCAGACCGTCCGAAAACAGTCTGTACCGGAACACAATCGTCTACCCAGCTGCCAGCCATCAGGACACCGTTACTGCAGCTGTTTGGAAATCAAGCGGGTGCTGTGAGCCAGCTGTTAAGCTGACGGGGCCACCTAGATTGAACGTGAACCAAGCACGGTTTGCATCGCTCGAATTGTAGATCAGACCATACTGAAACGTCGCCATCGTACCAGTAGCAGTGATCGCGTAATCCGCGAATGCCGCGGCTGCAGACCGTGATGTCGGATTGCTCACAGATGCGGACACCGTAAACCCACCAGCTACGTATCCACCGCCAGTAGCGATCTCAGTAATGCCTGCTAGAGTCGCAACAGTAGTCGGTATGGCAACGTTAGAGAGGGCAAGCTTGAATACGTCGCCACCTGATATACGCACAAGCATATGTGCAAAGATGTTGTCTTGGATTGATAATGTCGCCATGTTAACCTCACGCCGTTGGTGAATCTAGAACAGTGAATAGGAAGCGTATTTTACGCACGACCGTCGAGCTGAACTCTAGTCGCAAATCGCTTAGGTACGCATCAGCAGATGGCACCGCGTATGCTGTCGTTGACGGGCTGCAGCTCGCGCGTAGACGGACACCAGCCTCAGGGTCGACAACAACCCCCGTTACAGGCACCCCGCCAATTGTGCCGGTAATCGTAGCGGCAGATAGCTGCGGTGCGGTGATATCCGCCCCGCCGAACGTTATCCGCAGTATGTCGACCTCGAAGGTCTCGCCTTTGATCCCGATGAACGACCCGGCGATTTCGCGTTTATCTATAGCCATAACTTAGGATCCTATGACCGCGCGCGGCCGACGTTGGAGCATTGCCGAAACTGCCATCCGCTTTCCCAGCGTAGCAGAAAACTCGCCCTCGAACGACACCGGAGGCGCATAAACAACAGACCCCGGCGTCAGCGTTACCGACACGCCATTGATCACGGAACCAAGCCCTGCGACGGTTCCAGGCGTCAGGGTTACCGACGCACCGTTGAGCGCGGTCCCTGGGTTGTATGCGACGGTTCCAGGCGTCAGGGTTACCGACGCACCGTTGAGCGCGGTCCCTGGGTTGTATGCGACGGTTCCAGGCGTCAGGATTACCGACGCACCGTCTAGGATCGGAAACCCCTCGACGTTCGTAGCGAAGAATTTCGGAACGTTGATCTGAGCGGTCTTTGCATACTGCTCGAATACGTTAGCCAGCAGCAATTGCCCGGGAATATCCGGGTGTGCATTAGCGGTGATAAACACCGCCGTGTTAGCATTTGCTCGGTCAAGTGACAGAATAGGTAGCGTGTCGACGAAGATGTGCCCAAACGCTGCACGAAGCTTGCGCCCCCAGTGAATCATTGCGATCAGGTGATCGTCTGATGTGACAGTCGGGCTAACTTGAGGGAGCGGCACCATGCGAAGCTCGCACTTTGCGGCGTCGCACAATCCCTTGATCCGGGTCATCATTGGGATCAGATGATCGTCTGGATACGACCAGACGTCACCCGCATACCCACCAGCTTGGTAGGTAGCAATCTGACCGAAATCAGACTGGATTTGGTACAGCAGGACCTTCGGATTTGCTGCAAGGCACGTGTTAATGTCGTGCGTGCTGATAGTTGGAGGCGCCCATGCAGGGCGTGCGTCACCAGCAGGGAGCGTTTCCCACGTCTCGATGCCAGCGCTAGACGTAGCTCGGTAAGCTGCTGCACCATAGCGAGTTGTCAGTACACCAGGCCACGAGTTAACTGTTGGGTTGACTAGACCGCCAGCTCCGTCAGCCGTGCTTGACCCAAGAATTGCCCACCGGGGAGCACCCATGGTGATGACTGCCGGTGCCTGTACTAACTCCGATAGCCACGCATCAGCCGTGGCGATTTCTCCAGAGTTCAGCTTCCCGTTAACCGCAAACGCGCGATGAAGGTAACCAATCATCCCGCCGGCAATTGCTGGCGATGCCGTCGGTCTATACTGACAACCCCAACACAATAGGTTGAGTGTGAGCGATGTGGCATCGGCGATGTTTATCGCGCCTCCAAGGCTAACTCCGTTCAGCCAGACCTCGCCAAGCCCCGTTGCGCCGTCGAACGTGGCTATCAGCCGCGTTTGCCCGGTCGCAGTTACGCCAGCCGTTGCCGAGCGTGTAGTCACGCCAGCGTCGCTTCGCCGACCGATTCGCCATGCGTTGGCTGAGCCTGCTCCAAAAAACCAGAATGGGTTTTGCGACGTCGAAGAGCTGACCGCCACAAAGTGCGACGTCAACCCTGTGACAGATGTCAGGTTAACATTTGCTCCGAATGTGATTGAATGGTCAACGCCGCTACCGACGGTCGAAGCGAATGACGTGGTTAGATAGAGCCCACCTGTCCCATCCATCTGAATTGACGGGACGCCAGTCGAAAAACCGTTCGCCGAAAACCTAGCCTGGTTAGCCCCGCCGCCTGGAACCAACTGGTACGCGTCACCCGATCCGGAAGCATCGGTGACGCTTGTGCCAACTGTTACGCCGTCAGCAACAACGCCAACCAGCGTTGACGCGTCCAGGGTCCTGATGCTTCTGCCGGCAAATGTTAACACTGACATGGCGCTGCTACTTTCCCGCTATTTGCCCGGCCGTTACCGTGAGGTTCGATGTGCGACCATGGTCTAGGCAAAGCCAGATTCTATCCGTCGCTGGGTTTCCAGTTGTGAAATAGAACACAATCCGGTTGTACGGACCAGTGCCTGACGCGAAAACGAAGCTCGTACACGAGACAATCGCATTCGACGCTGATAGCGCCGGCGTGTGGACCGATGTTTTGATCGCTGATGTGAGCGAGCTCATGTATTGCATGGTCTCGGTCGGGTCCGTAACCAGGCTATCGACGCCGACGCACCGGATATTTCCGGTTGCGATGTCCGCCGCTAGCTCAAGTTGTTTTTGCGGTATAGGCCAAAAGCTTGCCATGCGTTAACCCTTAGCGAAATGTTACTCGGGCGAATACAATTCCCGATGCCCCGGCACCGCCGTAGCAATTAGTGGTTCCGGCAATTCCGTCCTGAGCTGCGGCAGACGGTCGGTGCGGGTATCCACCGTGCCCGCCCGATGCATAGAGAGCGGTGCCGCCGCCTATGCCACCGGTCGTTAGTATGCCACCACCACCACCACTACCCGCGCCGAAACCCGCTTTACCGCCGACGTCTGGACCAATAGTACCGGCTTTGCCACCTCCACTCAGCCCGTGCTGAGCGAGGCCCCAGGTAGTACCATGATTTGTTGCCATCGACAGATCTCGCACTCCGCTTGATGGATCTATCAGCGACGCGTCGAATGCGTCACCAGGTGATTGCGTTGGGTCAACCGCATACAGACATGTACCAGCAGACCCAGAGTATGACAATGCAGTGCTCAATTGTCCGCCACCGGACGCGTACACTATTGGGCCGCCTAGGTTAAGCTCCCGCACGTAGCTTGCCTCTCCTGGGTTTCCACGTGAGTTAACAGATGTTTGCTGCACTCCACCGGCGCCAACAACAACCTCAAAATTTCGATAGTCGGACGCCCCGAACCATCCGCTAACATCCCAAAGAGGAAGGAAAATGCTGTTCCTAGCGCCTGCCGCCCCGCCTTTGCCGTGGCTAGTATTCGAGGCGCGACCTCCTGACTGGCCGCCTCCAATCACCCAGAACTCGACACTGCTGGCCCTTGAGAATGCCGGTGCCGTCATGTCAAATGCGGTTGTGCCTGGCGATGAGAACACGAAGATGTGCTCATATCGAGCGTTCAGAAATTCCGTGCGATCTGCGAGCTCTTCCAGCGGCACTTCCCATGTTATCCCAACGGGCTGGTCACCGTTCATCACCTTGTGTATTGCTGCCGGGTATACGGCTGGATTTCCTGGATATGTGAGCGCGCTCATAGATCAATCACCACTAGGTTGGACGGCACCAGGGCCGTGTAGTTTGGGGCATCCTCGGATCCAGTATCGATGCCAGTTTCAGGAAATGGGCTTGCTGCTGCAGCATTAAACAGCAGAGCTACCGGCGTCACTCCGAGAGGGAACCACTCGCGTACAAAGTCTCTGAGGTCTATGAGTTGTGAAAACTTAGCTCCGCCAAGACCCAGCACCTCATCGGTCGTCCCGAGTGCTCCGCCCCAGAGTGCTGGGTCGCCAATCAGTAGCGTTGTCGGAAGTGACCAGGACGCGTAATTTTCCACTACCACGTACGCGTACGCCCACAATCCGGCATCAAGTGACGGAGCTCCGGCTCCAACCCAAAAACCGTTGTTGGTGCTCGTTGCTGCGTTGAATGTCTCGTCGGTTGTAAAGCTTGCACCATCCCATGCGGCGATGAACCCATTGCGTGTAACGAGTTTCACGAGCGCTCCTACCGGCATCCCGAGCACGGCATGCATCTGCGTCAAAAACGGGTAGTAGGCGCCTTTGGCTTTGAGGCTATGCGGTTCCAACCACTCACCCAAACGCGCTTGGAATCTGTCATCTGGCTCGGATAGACCCTGGCTAAGGTTGCGTGTCTCACCTATCAGACTTAGCGTGCCGTCGGTCTCTGTCACGCCAGGAAACCTGGATAAAGCAGATTGTCGAACGCGCTCTAAAAAGGTGTCCAGCACACGGCCGTGCGTGTACTGCACGAGCTTCCCGTCGCCTGTCGTTATCCACGACGGCGCCGACTCTGTGAAGTTGTATCGAAAGCGGGCCATGTTAATAAGTGACACTTATGCTCGGCGACGAACCAAGCATGATGAGTTCCCCAGGGTTTATAACCCCACCCGCCATATCTGTAGACAGCGAGATCTCGCGAACGAGTCCCTCGTTCCAGTCCTCAAGGCTCCGAAAGATTCGCTCATTGATCAGCATGTTTCCCAAGTTTCCTTGAGTAAATCCGGGACCGCTTCCTCCGCCGATTGGGATATCGAGAAAAATCCTCTGAATCTCCTGCGTTGCTCGGATCTTCACTGCGTCTCTGTCCGCCCCGTTGCGGATCACTATCCGACCGGATGCGTTTGCAATGCGTGGTGTCGCGTGATGAACAACTGGCGTCATCCCAATTGGGGTTGCCAGCTTTGCGACTGCCTGAGCAACACTGATTAGGTCTGGGCCGGTTAGTAGCGACGCCACATCACTAACATAGGTTAGCACGGTTCCCGTCCCAACTGGACCGGCGACGGCTTGCGATTTCCTGCACGATACAACGCCTGTCAACTTGGGGTTTTTCGCTACAGCTTCCGACGCGTACCACGCCCCGTTGGGGCTGAGTCCAGAAAGTTTCGCGACGCAATCGAGTCTTAGCGAGGCATCGCTTTGTTCGTCTACTCCAATCGCCGCAGCGCTGGACTCTACGGCGACGCCTTTGATCGATAACTGCAGGTCAAGGCTATTTGCTAGGGCCGTTGACCCCGAGCCCGACTCTTCCGCTACGTAGCTTAAAACCACGCTACTTCCAGGAAGCAGCGTAACCGTGGCGCTGTTTTTGTATGTGCGCCCAGTGCTTCTATTCTTGAGCGTTAACCCATTCGGCTCCCATGAGAACTTAGTCGTCGTCGAATTCGAAATGGTCGCTATGCCTGTCGCGTATGAGTCCGAGACGCGTAGCACTCGGAAATGCTCCCACGCCAGCAGTGTTAACCAGTCGCCAGATGCTGAGCTCAAGAACCCGCTTGCGAAATACCCAGCAACGGATTTCTCAACGGCTGCCAGGCGGCTAGCTAGACACGTCAAACCGGTGAGCGTTGGGTCTCCCACTTGCCATGTGCTAACAGGCAGACCAACGCCGGTGGCGACTGATGTGCTCAGGTCAAACAGCTCGCGTTCGCTCGCCGGCGTGAACAGTGCGCTTGCGTCAAAAGTCAAAGTCATGATTGGAACACTCCGATAAACTTGGCGCTTACCGCCGAAGCTAGGACTTGCAGCGTAAACGTTTCGCCATCGTTTTGCAGTGTCACGTCGATGGCAATTGAGATCTCAACCAGCAGCGTTCCGCTGACTTCGATCAATACGCTCACCGACTGCACGCGCGGATCTTTAAGGCACTCGTTTTTGATTCTAGAGGGCAGTGAAGCGAGCATTGATTCCGTAGGGATCGACCCAATTAACCCGGGCAAATCGATCCCGTAGGCCTGTGCCTCGGCTCCACCTGGCAGCGTCCCTCGCGGAGTAATTAGGCGCCGATATAGCGCCTGTCCAACAAGCTCCACGCCAGCGACGTACCGCGAAACCTCCACCGAGTCCGTGCAGCTAAGATCCATCCCGTAGGGCATTAGCTAGCCCTCACATGTGATGCCGCCACCGATTGGATCGTGGCGGTCGAAATGTCGAACGGGGCTTGGCAAATCGCCGCCCCTGAAAACGCAGACCCGGCAGCGACGGCAATCGCGCCAAGTGCTGTGCTGGTAGCACTCACAACGTCACTGATGGCCTGGTCCGTTTTGGTAGCTAGGGCAACGTAGTCCGACGCGTTAACAGATCCAATCGTCACCGAATCAGAGTCGTTATCGTCCGACTCTGTTGCGCCCAGAACAACTGGGCGAGCCGGGTTTCCGTCTAGGAACATCAAAGCAACCTTGGCGCCCGAGGCCACGCTAGAACGGTAACCAGCGGGGGGCCGAATCCCGACTTTTTCGAGTGTCGGCAGGCCAAGCGTTGGATCGATTGGCTCGACGTTGAGCAGATAGGCACCATCGCAATCGTTGGCCCGATACTCGTAACAACCCAGGAACCTAACTCGCACAAGTACACGCTCCGTCAGTTGCCCCAGTATGTCCGCCTGCTGCCCAGCTTCCGGGTGGCAGTACGCGGTAACCCGAGTAACTGAATAGTGGAGGTCTACGTCTCCGATACGCGCCCCATCAATCATGATGCCGGGGCGAATCTTTGCGCCAGAATCTGCGCTGATCCGCACGATTCCGAGACCATTCGCTGGCTCAATTACTGCCGCCGGATCGGAGTACGCTCCGCCATTTCGCGCAACGAATCGCGTGACACCGTCGTCGCCGACATGCCACGCACGCGGAAAGTGATGATTGAGCACGTCCGACGCGAAAACCTTCGACGCGGCCGTGCTCCCGCGACGCGCATAGTGGGGCCCCAGCGCGGTCCGTGGGGGGTTCTCCAGCGTCTCGCCGACTTCCGACGCAAGCTCGATCGCAATGCTAGAAAACGTGCATCCTGCTGCGTTTTGGTGCCCCACTGGGCCGACCTCTTTGCGCCACCCTCCGGCTCCTCCAACGATTCGGTACGATGCCCCGCTCGTTGAGACGCCGCCTGAAATGATCGTCCCAATCAAGTGCGCGCCGTCATCGTCGATAGTGACTTTACCGGCAAGAGATTGCGGATCGGATAGGTTCACGTCGGCCCACCATACGCCCCAGGATCCAATTCGGATCCGTGCGGTAGTGACGGCGGTTCCGTTGACCGTTAGCGTCATGGAGTTTGCCACTCCTTGGTTAACGCGTCAACCTCCGCCTTGCGCGCAGCGTTTGGATCGTCTTTACCCTTTTGTGTGGAGCTTCCGGCCTTTGCTGAAGCGCTCTTCACCGGCTTCTTTTTTGGCGGCTTGTACTCGAGGAATTTGACCGTGACGGTTCCTACCCCATTCCCCGAATGCACCATTCCGCCAATGCTCGAAACGGTGATTTCTGAGTAATGCTGTCGGGCTAGGTCGGGGTGGTAGATTGGTGCTGCTTTGGGCTCAGGGCCCGGCAGCAGACTTTCCAGGTAAATCTGGAACGTGTCCCAGTCGGCGAACTGATCTTCGCCAGTGGTGTAATCCTTGGTCAGAGAAAACGCAGCAACGAACTCACCGGGCGGCGCCCCAACGTATGACGTGGTTGCGCCGTCAACGCCCTTGGTCGTCTTGATGTCCCAGTTGTGTCCGCGGTCGTGACCACTCAGGGTAACGACGCCAGGAGACACACGGTCGCCGATTACCAGTGAGCGATACAGCTCCTCGTTATCAGACGGATTCACGCGCCCCATCCTGACTGCGCGAGCTCGCCGGAGAATATTTGAAACACCACATCACGGAGTCGCGACTCTGAATCCTCCGCGTCTTTTACCCCGTAGAAATTGAATACGGAGCTTCCAAGGTTAACCGACCGCGAGTTGTCTGTTGTCGTACTGGTGCTCTGTACCGGAGCGCCTGATCCGGCGCGCTCCGCCGACATGTCCAGGCTTGCCAGTGACCGCTTTTGGGGCGGCGCAAGCGCATCAGCAACGGCCTCGTGCGCGAGCGGGGCGGCGGCGTCAATGCCGGCCGCGTAACCCAGAACGGTGTTGCCTCCGATCTCCGCGAACACCTTCGATGGTGAGGCGATTCCGAGCAGCTTTTTTGCTGCCGTAATTGCTCCGCTAACGGCACTCGTCAACGCGTTAACAATGGCCCCAGCGCCATCGGCGATTCCGTTGGCCAGGCCGAGTGCGAGATCTTTCCCTACCTGAACCGCACCCAGTGTATCGGACCAAAGTTTTTCGAAAAACTTCGTTAACGCGTACCCAGCGCCTGCCACGACTGCGCCAATCGCCGCAATCCCGGCGCCAAGGCTGACCACTACAGACGCCAGTCCCACTAGTGCGAGTGCCGCTGCAGGAACGACAACAGCCGCCAGCACACCCACTGACGCAACCAACCCGGCAACAACTACCGCGGCAACCTGCCCAGCCGTCGCGAGTGCTGCCAACGTGCTCTCTGTGCTGGAGTCGCTGAAACCAAGCGCCTCCTTGATCGCTTTCGTAGTTGGCTTGAGAAATATCCCTAGCTTCAGCAAACCGATTTCAATTCCGAGGAAAAATGCCTCAATTGCAGGGATAGCTTCCGTAAACCCATCGACAAGCGGCTGCACGAAGCCATCGAACAAACTTTTTAGTGCGCGACCGCTGGCGGTGTCGGCGTCGAATAGGCGCCCCAGTGTGCGCACGCCTTCGAGAAGAGGATCAATCTTGATCCCCCCAAACGTCTGACCTATGTTAACCTTAAAGCGCGCTATTTGCGCATCAAGGCTTAGCAGTTGCTTCGCGACAATTCCGCCGAATGACGCTTTAGCGACCGCGGCAAGCTCTGAAACACTCTTCGTGCCGGCGCGAATTGACTCCACAAACCTGTCGGCTCCGCCGCTGCCTAGTGCTCGCTCGGAGATTGCAGCGGCCTCAAGGGCTGCCGGCATGTCATCTGCAGACACACGCGCGGCCTCAAGTTTTACGGCGAGCCCTCGGAGTGCTTCGCCCGCCAAACCGGAAGCGCTGGCGGCGCGATCAGCCGCCGCCGAGTAACCGTCTAGCGCCGGGTGCGCCGCCTGAAACGCTTCATTGCTGAGAGCCGCATTGCGCGCCGTGTCCGCCAGCTTTACGCCCCAGGCTGAAACTGCAACGACCCCTGCAGCCGTTGCCACGGTGAGAGCCACGACAGCCGCAGCAACCGCCACTACACCTAGGCCCATTAGTATACCCGCGGCCTGCGATGCGCCGAACGCTTGAGACAGCTTGTTGAAGCTGTCGACGGGGCCAAATGCTCGTTGCGCGAGCCCGCCTAGTGGTCCCCCGACTGCGCCGATTGCCTCTTTGAGTTTCCCGCTTTGCTCGGCAGTAGATGCCAAAGACTTTGCCACATGCGCCTGCACCTTGACTAGGTTTCGCTGTACACCCGCAAGCCGATCCTCTTCGAGTTTTGCGTGCTTCGCGGCGCCCTCCAAACCCTTGAGCGCAACGGCGTGTGCGTCAACTGCAGCCTTGGCGCGCTCCTGCTCCGCAAACAGCTCCGGCGGGATAAGCCCCCCGTTTTTAAGCGCCGCCCGTTCGGCCGCTTTTGCGGCCTGAACAGCAGCGGTTTCAAGCGCCGAATACTGTTCAGTCCCAATCTTCAGCGCCGCATTCGCAGACTCCGTTGCAAGCTGGGCCGACTTCATTTCTGACTCGATAGTGCCAAGGGCCGCACTGAAAAAGTCAGCCTCTTTGCCTCCGCCCATCAGTGACGTTGTGAGCGTGTCGAGCTGAGCAATAGTAGCATCGCCACCCATTAACCGGGCAGCGATATCGATTGCGTATTGTGCTCGGGCATCTGCCACGGGTCGACGGTCCTTATTGCTTTGCTAGGTATCGGTAGGCAAGGTTCATCAGCTCCGCCACTCGGAACGCTGCTGCTTTAGATTTTGTCGACTCCTCTTCGTTACCCCAGAGCAGCAACAGATCCGAAAAAAGATCAGCGTCTTTTTTCGAGTCGCCGATCAGGAGCCTTAGTCTTTTCCCTCGACTTCGGCCGAGGTCTTGGCAAGGTTTGCCGCCGCACCACCCAGGTCGCTGAGAGCAACAGGGCGAGCCGCAACTACCCTAGCCAGGGTGTCCCGGTCCGGGTAAACGCAACACAAAGTCCCAAGCTCTTCGAGCGCTTTCGTCGCAGCGAGCAAATCGATCTTCGCTCCGCTGGATCCCTTAGAAATCATCGTTCGGTGCCGCTGGATTTCAATTTGCTTCGGTGTACGAACTGCCAACAGGACAGGAAGCCCGTCGGTAAACGGGCAGCGAACCACGGCAATGTTTGAGTCACCGTGTTCGATTTCCAGTTGGTTGATTTGCTCAGTGTCCAGCGCGATCTGAGCCTCGCATTCAACGGAGAGACGCGCTTTGCGTTGCTCCCTCGTTTCCACCTGTGACGGCGGTTTTGATTCTTGTTCCATCGTGTGCTCCGTTAATTTGCGTTAACCCAAAACAACTTCTTGGTCGTCGATGATATCGACGATCTCGCCGACACTAAGCGGCAACGTAACAACGTCTAGGTCTGTTCCTTCGGCGCCATTCATCGCGCGACCCATGATTCTCAGCCCGCGAGCGACGAACTGGTAAATCTCCCCGGCGGCTACCGGCGGCGTGTGGCTAACTGTAAGATCGAACATAACATGTGTTAACAGCGACTTGCCATTTCGCTTGGGCGCTACCTTGGAGGCAAACCGCAAGAACTTATTGTAGCCCGAGCGGTAGAGCGTGATGCTTCCGGTGTAACTCACCGATCCCGTTCCGCGGCTGATGACGCGTCCCCCAGAACGTTGTTCGCCGATATCGACCGTGCCGCCAGTGTCGAGCGCCTTGATATCACTCATGACCAGCGGCATGCCCGGGTAGAGCGTACACTTAACCTGGATGTCTGCAAACGACGGGGTAACCCCGTCCAAAACCGGGAAGTCGAGGTTCATGGTTAACGTACCTTTATGACCGTGTTGGTAGAATGAATTATGCCGTTGAGGCTGAGCTCACTAATGCCGGTCAGAACAGCTCCGGGTACCGATAGATCGTCGGTGGTATTTGGCGCCCATTCTACGAACGAGCATCTGTTTCCCTCGCCAAGATTTTTGTACATCTCTCGGCGAAGTGGCGCGTTCACACGCTCCTTGATGTCTGCCAACTCATCTTTCATGGCTGTTCCGTCCGGATTAAGCTGCGGAGTATTTCCGATCAGATACTCAGTAGCTGAGTGTACGAGTGTCTGAACAAGGTTCACAACGTCTTGGTTGTGCGCATAGGACAGGCGACCGCCGTCAACGTCGCGCGTAAGATCGAGGCTGATGAATGTCCCCGACGGTCCGTTAGCCCATGAACGGAAACTTGTGAATCGCGCGGCACTAAGCCCCGCTCCATCAATCCGGTCATCGTATTCAACAAGTTGTTGAGCTGAATCCAGCAGCGACCACCCCGGAAGCGAACCTAGATCCTTCTTCCATGTGGGAACGTGCACATCGTGTTGCATCTCGCGGATTGCGGCCGCCCACTGAACGGGTCTCCGATAGTTCCAATCAGTCATCGGAGAGAGCTTTCGCGCCCGCCCTGCCCCGAGGTTAATCCGCGGAGCGGAGTCAACCGTGCTGAACGCAGACTCGATTGACGTGACCCACTGTGCCTTAGTTTCCCCAACAGTTACAGAAACGCTCTGCGTAGACTTAACACTGTCGACCAAAACTGTCCCGGTTACGAATGTGATCACGGTATGGGTAACAGTCAGAATCTGCGCGGACTGGTCGTTGGCGTTACCGTTGCCGGTCATCGTAGCGACTTGGCCGACACGGAATCCGTCATCAATCCAAGATCCGCGGTTACGCGTAACAGTTCGCCCCGCAAGCGAGAATGTGAGCGACCCCCAAAACACAATGCGAGCAGTTGTGACGTTACTTTCCGGCGTCAAGTCATCTGTGCCGAGCGTCAACACCGTGGCCGTCACGGCAGTGATTTTGTCTACGCCTGTTACGTTATTGGATACAGTTCCGCTTATCGTTGGGATGTCGCCGACAACGACCCCGTCAGACAGAAACGATCCACCCGTTCGGGTAACCGTATCGCCGGTGCCGCCCACCTCAGCAAACGTCATTTGCGCGGCGACAGACAGTGATGTTTTCGCCATCACCGCTTGCGCAATGTGATCACGAACTTGTACGCGTACCCCTTGAAAACGCTCATTAGCTGTTTCATACGTGAGGCACTGGGCGAGCACACCATTGGCAAACGTTAGGTCAGGCGCGTCGGAGATTACGATCCACTTTTTGCTAAGCTTTTGCTGTCCCGCTAGACTCTGACGGGCAAGCGTTACTCCTGCCGTGTCGCAGATTGGAGCGGTAGTTTTCCATGTTGCGATCGTGTCGCCGGTTACCAGCGTTCCCGCACCGAACGAGATCGTGATGCTTGAGTACTGCGTGGTGTATGTGTTGGCCGTGCCAAGCCGCACGGTCTTGTATTTAGACCCTCCGTCTAGACTCAGACTGAGCAAGATCTGGCTTGCCCCGATGGTGCCGCCAGCGAGCACCTTAACGATTCCGTTGGTCTCCTCAAGGGGACCATTGGTTCCAGCCGTTACTGATACGGTCGATGTACCCGTATTGCCAACCGTGTTAAGCTGCCCAAGCGAACCTTGCGTAGCGATCGGAACACCGACAAAAATGAACGGCTTCCCAACCTCGTCCGCGTACAGCGATGCGAATTCGCAACCGGGACTATATCCGTGCTGGTCAAACACCTGTTTACCAGATGCGAACAGCCGAGGAACCCCATCCGGGCTAACCGGAACGGGGGCGATGATTGTATAAAAATCGGTTCCAGTTCCGGCCGCTCCCGCTTCTGCCGAGACAGTGACCTTCGATTTAGTGAGTTGTGCCATGCTTCAAAGTCCCTGTTAATCTACGTCAACCGAGCCCGCGAATTGCGAGACTCTGTCTTCGCCGATGCCGTTAGTTGTGAAGGAGTCTGTGTGCACCGCGCTGATTAACCCCAGTGGCGCCCCTTGGCCATCCCAGTCGAAATCCTGAACGCTTTGAACCAGCGATGCCTTGAGCTCGTAAACGACACCTGAGAAGGTCTCGAACTTGGTCCCGGCGCGCTCCGCTGCCGTGAGCAGGTGGCCAGGACCGAGCACAATGCTATTGACCGATCCGCACGCCGATTTGAACAGAGCGCAAACCAGCGCGTTCACGAATACGTCGCAAAGCACCTCATGATCCTCACGACGCGCGCCAGCTTTTGATGCCTTTGCGTAAACCAAACAAGCGAACCCAAATGTCCTGTTTGAGTGACTTCGCGGGTTGCGACCTGGTGCCGACGGAGCGGCAAAAGAGTCGCTCTCGCCTTCGCGGTGCATCACGATCAGGTTAGTTGCCTGCTCGCGCCTAAACCCCTCCGGGCCGTACTGCACGCCGATCGGGAAATGCTTCTCGCGAAGATGCTCCTGAACCTTGTATGCCAGCAGGTGAATCACAATGCCACCTGCGATTTGGATACGATCTGTCGGATCTTATCCGCCCACTCGGCAGGCATCCTGCCCATTGGCAAGATGCGGTACCGACCGATCAGAAACCTAGAGTATGAGGGTCCTAGAACGCACCGCACAACGGATCCCGTTGCAATGAACCGAATGGTCGAAGCTGCTAACCCGGTGCGGTCCAGCGTGAGTGGTTTTCCGGTCGCCGTCGACTCTCCGTAGCTCTCTCCGTAGACGGAGCGCCGTGCCGCATGGGCCGACGTTGCGGCTATTGTGAGCGCCGGCGCAGTCTGACCAGCAACAGCGTGCACAAGCGTAGTCGGGAACGACGTCAATCGCCGACCTAAGCTTTTCAGGTCGCTAACATTGCCCTTGAGCGAGGCCATTAGATCGTGTCCCTGCTGCGCCAACCAGCTGTGTCGCGATAAGCAGCCGATGACGCGACGGCTAGATTTGCTCGAGTTGGAGCAGTTGTACCGCGCACCGGAATACCTGTTGCCCAACGCTTTAGACGCATCTGCGCGTCCGCGACTATTGCCCGGAGTGACTCAGGTTGTGCGCCCTGCCGAGCCATTAGCTTACCGATAGCGAGCTCGGCGCACGTCATTTTTACGATCTCCGGGATTGGAGACACGAACGGGATCACGTGTCCCGGCACATTATCCTCGATAATCGCGCTTGCCCACATGATCGCCGGGAGCAACGGGAGCGACTCAATCACCAGCACCCGAGCTCCTGGCGTCGTCAGGTTAATTGCCGCACCGCCCGACGTAGCCGCGACCTGAAACAGGCTGACCGAAACTCTAAGCGCGTAGTACGTAGTACCATCCACTAGTGGCAGAGGCAGACTGCCACCGACGTCCGCACGAAATGCGATCGCCTCTCCTCCTAACCAACCGTGCTCATCCAGCGAAAGCGTATCGCCAGCAGAGTTCACCGAGTCGACCAGACGCGCAGGATTAGGCAGACCGCCGCGAGGCAGTCCGTAATCGTACAGGTCAGGAATGGTGCAGTACTGGGAAGGCATATGACGCAAAACGCAACGAGTTAACCGTCGGAAACGGAACGAGTAGGCGGGCACCGGCGAGCCGGAGCGAAACTCCCGGAGCCCTGTGAAACTGACGCGTATAATCCCGGAACGCTGACCGTTAGGAGAGTGTTACCTTGGCGATTGGGTGCGGGAACATGGCGCCGGCATAACCCTCAACAACTGCGTTCACAGCTACGTGGCGAGTGGTTTCATACATGGCCGAGTTTTCGTCCAAGATGTTAGTCTCCGGCGTTGCGCCGATGATGACACCAAGTGGAAGCAACCCGGAAGCGGCCTTGGTTAACGACATTGGATAAACGTCGTTCACGTTGGTCAACTCATCCATAACAACCGGCGTGACGCTACCGTTGTAGTTGTTTCGTACCATAACGCCGCCAACGTTGTCGGTATTCGCTGCATTGCGAATAGCCTGAACAACCAGGTCATTGGCAAAGAACGCGTTAGCCTCGACCATTCGGTTTCGAGGAACACCGACATGCGTTAACTGAAGCCCCATCGAGTCACCACTCGGGGATAGGATAGAAGCAAAGTGCTTGGCCCACAACGTAACGTTTGCTAGCGTGAACCCGCCAACGCCAACTAGGTTTGCTGTGCCGGTATTCCCGAACGTTCCAAGCGACGACTTGAAGATGTTAACCGGATGTGACGCGTGGAACAGATTGATCGTCGACGCGGCGCCTGTATCAGGTTTACGATACATCTCAAGCAGCGGGTTCGCTTCCAGCACGGCGGCGCACCACTTATTCGGCAACCGCAGCGCATACTCTGCGAGCACTCGCGGCTGCTGTGCGAACCCCAGATAGTCCGACTGTTTGAGTTGGTCGGCCTTGGCTTTTACGCCATCGTTCCAGAGCTTTTTAACTAGAGACAGCTCTCGACCGTCTAGCTCGCGATAGTTGTACTCGTCCTTAAACTCTTGATAACCCGCAGCATCAAGGCTGAGTGTCAACCTAACTTTAGGTGCATCCGTCTCAATTACGTTTGCGACATCTTCGGCCCACACATATGGGATGCCAGCTGAGAAAACTGAAATGAAGTCATCGCGGAACTCGGTTAGACGGTCCTGCAAAGTCTTGGGAAGTGCATCAAATCTAATTTTAGCCATACGGTCCTTGGTTTGGCGCTACCTGGTTAACATTCAGGAGCCATTGGATTCCTGGTAAAGCGTCTTGTTACCAGTTAACGTCCAACATCGGTCGTTACGACGCCATTTTTTACGACGTTGCGAGCGATCCCGCATGGAGTATTGGTGCTAGCAGTGGTTGTCACCGACGTTGCCGAAAGGACATACAACTGAGCCTTGAGCGCCGGATTGTCCGCGGTTACCAGGTCAAATAACCCAACCTCGCAATCCACATCCGCCGCGCCAGCTGCGCCACCGAGAGCAGATCCAGTGCGATTGTCGACCGTGTGCTTTGCGATCCCTGCCACGACCAGAGCCGCACCAGCGGCTGCGGCCCCTGGAATTGCCCGCTTGTTCGCGTTTTGGATCACGATGTCGCCCGACTCGATCAGAGTGTTAGCCTCGATCGCGAGCGTCACATTAGTTGGGTAATAGCTTCTGAAGTTTGGTCTCATTTTGACACCTGCAGCTTGTGGTTAACGCTTGCCTTACTAAGCATTGCGTTCTTTCGCTCCACGAATTCCATCTCGGAAATTCCTGAGGCCTTGATGAGTGATTGCTCGCGTTCGCTGAGTGTGACGGCCGGAGCATCATCAGATGCCGGGCGCAACAGAGCAGGGGCGCTACGCGTGACAGACTTGGCTAGGATCGCAACGCGCGCTCGGAGTGCGTCTATAGGCTCAGCCATCAAGCGAGCAACGGGGAGCCTAGATGACTTGTCGTCGCCCTCCCACGCTGTTCCCGGAGTCTCCACACCGAGCTTGACCAGATCGGCGATCAGCATGCGTCGGCTCGACAACTCCAAGCCCGCTCGTTGAGCGCGAACTTCTTCCTGTGCTTTGCCCCATGTCTCTACGATTTGCAGAGCCTCGGACGGGTCTGCTGCATCGGTTACCCTCAGCAGTGACGATAGCAGCAACGTGGCGCCACTCTTGTCGATACTGAGCCCAGCCCCTGCGTCTGCCCCATCTGCGGGCGGCGCACCAGCTGGCATGCCATCCATAGGATCTACAGCCTCTTCGCCGACGACTTCGCTTGTGATGATTTGCTTCAAAACCTCGGCGCACTTCTCTGCATCGCCAGCGATCAGAGCATCAAGCGCCGATTGAATTAACGTTTTGTCCATTGGTTTTCCCGTGGATAGCTGTGCGCGGCGACTTGCCGCGATTAGTTGCTGAGATCCATAAGTTGCCGGTTGAGCCACAAGCCCAACGTTCACCAGAGAGGTAACCCGGCGGGTACTTTCGTCGAATAGTATCGCCGGACTCAGATATCGCTGGCGCTTATCTCGAAGTCTAAACTGGCCTTCGGTAGTCCACTTGATCCCAGTAACCCATAGTTCGCCCGAGCGAAGCTCTAGGCCAGACCAACCCATGGCGTCCGGGTTGTAGTTTGGGTGATGCGGATCTAACGATAGATGTTCGAGATCGAACATGATGTCGGTTCCGACTTTTGCGTGCTCGGCAAACACGCTTGCGGCCGAAGCCGCGTCGAAAATGAACGACCCTTTGCTGGTCTCGTTGATCCCGGCGCGAAACAGGCGCAGCTCGGTTGCCGGGGATTCCTCCTCGCACACGCAAACTGCAGCCAGACGCGCAAATCCCATCAGCGCAAGGCTGGCAGACTGCTAATATTTTGGCAAAACTGGTTTTAAATTAGCCAACAATAGCCAGATGACCCACAATTGTGGGTCATGACCCAACCAACTCAACCGATAGACCCCGAGATCCTAAAAAGCCTGCAGGCCTCGTTGTACGCTAACGGACAACGCGAGACGGCCAGGCGACTGGGTATTAACCACCGCACGCTGGCTAACGTCGTTTCACGCGGCTCGGCATCCCTAGCCGTGCTCGCAAAGATCCGTGGAAAGGTAACTACGGCCAGTGACTACCCGCGGGCGCCAGAGCTGACGCAGGTCCGTAAGCGCACCCCGCAACTCGGGTGGACACTCGAATCCATCCGCTCCGCCCGCGACGCTCAATCACAGGGAAACTTTGGACCTGCTGCTCAGCTCGCAAAGGCCATGCAGGGCGACGATCCGATCTTCGTCGCGCGCAGTAACCGAGCGGCACCATTGACTGAGCTGACGACCAGACTCCAGTCCACCGGCGGAACTCGCGGAGAGCCAATCGCTAAGGCCGCGGCTATCGGGGTTTCTGTTCCACGGTATGCGCTTGCGTCTCTCGGTGTTACGATGGCGATGCACGGGGTTTCATTCGGGTACAACAGACGCACGCGAAGCGAAGACGGTTCGCGAGAGGACTTCCGGCTCGAGGAGTGGCCGATCGAATCAGTCCGATGGATCGAGGCAAAAGGCTCGTTTTTTGCACGCACTGCCGACGGCGAGGTTCCGATAACCCATGGCGATGGGTATTGGACTGTGTTCAAAAAATACGACTTGCAACCGTGGCTACAAGAGGCTGCGATTCTGGCGCTAGCACTTGTGTTTGCAGCTCACCTTGAGGCAATACGCGCATGGGGCGGTGCGATTAACTCGCATGGCATGGCCAAAATTGTTGGTGAGCTTCCGGCTGGAATGGCTCTCCTGTCTGACGATGGCGTCTCGTTAAGTCCTGAGGCCCAGTCATTCCTCGATATGCTTGCCGACATTGTCAGTGGTGACGCTGGGGCAGGAATAATACCAGCCGGGGCAAAGGCAAATTTCATCAGCAACACAAGCTCTGCATGGCAGGTATTCTCGGAACTGATTAACAATCGGGAACGGGCAGCAGCGCGTATTCTTCTCGGCAACGATGGCATGCTTGGATCGTCAACCAGTGCGCCTGGTGTTGATGTCGCCACGTTGTTTGGCGTAGCTGCGGCAAAAGTAAAGGGTGATGTTTCGGCGCTTGAAATAGGCCTGTACGAAGGCGTGTTTATGCCATGGGCTGCCGTTAACTATGCGGACAGCTCGCGCGCCCCTAGATATGTTTTTGAAATCCCTAGTGAGGACGCAAACGAGAAAATCGATCAACGTCAGAAGGCTACGGACTCACTATTCAGCCTGCTAGATCGCTATCGGAGCAGCGGCATGGAGATAACTCAGGTAACGATTGATGTGCTAGCCGAGCTGTACGGAGTCGAGCCGGTTCCAAAACTGGCTGCTGTTGCGTCTAGGTCTGTACCGCTTGCGCTCGCACCAACAGATGTAGCGAAGGTCGTGCGAGCTCGTGAGGCTCGTGCAAGCCAGGGTCTAGAGCCATTTGGCGACGAACGCGATGACATGACGATCGCGCAACTAGACGGGTGGGTTAAATCACCGACCGTTTCGACATCTGCTGCAATCGCGCCCGAAGCTGCTGGTGAAACTGCTGCTCCTGTTTTGCCCTAGCCTCACGCACGCCAGGGACGGATTTGTCCGTGTTCAGACCAGCGAGCTCGGACAAAGCCATATTGCACGCGTCGAATCGGTTCGGGCTCGGCATGCCGGGCTCAGGAACGTACGTGCACTGTTCGTTTTCGAGCTCAGGAAACACGCCAACGTGGTGCACGCGGCCCTGCGAATACAGCGCCGCGGGTCCCACTCCGCGGCTGGCTTTGTCTCCGCGGCTGTGCATCTCCTTGACGTACAGCACGCCATCAGTTCTACGCGGGAACTCGGCACCCTTAGTTAACACACGGACCTCTATCCCACGATGGTATGCCGTGGCTCGTATTACCGCAGTTAGTGTGTCCCCTCCACGGTTTGTCTCGACGATTATACCAGTCAGTCCGATGCCGTGCCCTGCCTGGTATTCCTCGAGGGCAAGCCCCGCCCACTGCTCAGACGACAGCACGCCCGAGCGGTCGCGCACGACGTAGAATCCAGCGTCTCGCGGGGCACGTCCGACGACCACAAATCCGGTGCCATCAACTCCCTCCTTGATCGATATGCCTGGGTCCAGGCCAATAACCGAAAGCTCTAACCCGTGGCATGTGTGCACCCGTGACAGGTCAATCCAGGACTGCTGCCAGTCGGATCCCTCCGATTCGTCGAAGTCTTTGCCTTCAAGCTCTTCCTGTGCGCGTCTACCCGAGTAAAGAGCGAGCTGCTCCTGTAGATATTCGCGCTTCAGGAATGGGTTGTCGAATATCGTGCCGCGGATTATCGGGTATGCGTCCGGGTTGCGCTCGTTTAACTGTTTCAGGTATTTGATTAGCTCATTTCTCCCTTTGGATGTCGTATCCCAAACCATACGGGCGTTACCCACGCGAGTCGCTGTGAGCAGATTTGAAAACGCTTCTTTCCGCGTTATCGCTGGCCACGCAACGAACTCCGAACACCAAGCAAAGTCCCCATTGAAACCACGGATCTTACCCGGTGACTCTGGCGTGTATATGCTCGCCACTGCGCCGTTTGCCCAATGAATCTGGTCCTTATACATCTCGGCCCTGCACCACAGTGGTGCTGCCTCAAGCAGCGGATTAACCTGCAATGTTATCGTGCGCAGTTCGTCTTGGGCCATTAGCGCAATTGACCTTGCTTGCCCGTTAACGATCTCACGGGTAATGTGCGCCGCAATCGCGAAGCTTTTACCGTATCCACGACCAGCGAGGAATCCTAGGTATCGCCAGTTCGGTCTTGGCGGGTGCTGGTCGCAACGCAACGCGAACTCTGGATCGTCACCGAGTAGCGCCCAGTCGAGATCATCGAGATCAGGTGCACCGTCGAGTGTGTGGGCTAGCGCTTGCCATGGCGGGATCGGTAGTGTCACGTTTCGCACGGGCTATTTCGTAGCTTGGAAACTTCTATTGTAAAAGAATCTAGCTCAATCATGACTTCATTGTTCTCCCTTGATGGACTCGTACACTTTTGAGCATCGGTTCCAATATTCCTCATCGGACTCGTATGATCGGATCGGCGGATACAACCGCTCTAGGACCATACGCGGAATGCCCGTGTCTTTGGACGCGTTACCGTAACCGCGTGAGTAACACCACCTTCCAACAACTTGCTTAAATTGATGCAATCTATCCTCTTGAGCTGGTTCGACCCCGTTGAGGGCGAGCATCTTTTGTATGCTCTCGTTCATCTTTATACCACAATCGTATGGTTTCCGATGGTTAATGTTTGCAACCGCCTTCAGGTATGCTTCGCTCTGGCGGTCGCGTGACACACATCCAGCAACGAACTCCAAATCAAATTCCTGGAGTGCCACGTCATGTTCTGTAGGAATCGCGCCCCAGTACTGATGCCCGCAGTTCGGGCACTCGCGTTCACCTGAGGCAACCATGCACCCGCATAAGTCGCACGACTTAGTTTGGGCCGACCTTTCCCCCCGTGTCAACGCGACTGAAGCCCTAGCGCTTAGCGTCCAATTGATCCCGACATGGGGGAGTGGATGAATCAGGAAATTACCTGCATGATCCAGCACAATCGGAGACACGTCACCAGGGCGCATCACCCGCCCAACCATTTGCCTAACCAGACTGATGCTCCGAGTCGGCCGCGCAAGCACGCAACACCTGACAGATGGACAGTCCCATCCCTCCGTCAGGACGTCAACATTCACGACGATCAACAGATGCCCTGACGCAATTTGCTCTAGCGTTTCCACGCGCTCGGCATGGCTTGTTTTTCCGGTTAACAGTCTGGCACTATGACCGCGTTTTATGAATCGGGATACTAGGTGTTCCGCGTGTGATATCGAATTCGCGTAGACGACTGTCCGCTGGCCGCAAGCGAGCCGCTCCCAGTGTTCAATCACATCTCCCACAAGGTGAGGAGTGTTAACAACAGCGTCAACGTCGCTGTTAACATAGTCACCTCCTTTAATCCTGGCACCCTTTAGATCTTCCGGTCTACATGAGTAGACGCGCGCCTTAGAAAGCGACCCAATTTCGATCAGCTTCTCGACCCCTATCGATTGCACCATCGAATCGAACATATCGGACAGTGGTCTTCCGTCTAGACGACATGGCGTGGCCGTTAACCCATAAACTTTTGCACGCTTATTTTTGCCAATTATGGCTCGGTAGCTGGTGGATGTCGCTCGGTGAGCTTCGTCGATCACGATCACATCGCACCCAATGGCTGCACTGCGAAGCGACTGGATGCTAGCCACCTGTACCGATGCCCCAATATTTGATCGTTGCCCTGCAATCGTAATCCCAATGTCAGTGATTCCGTTGCTCCGTAAACGCTCCACGCACTGATAGATCAGCTCCCTACGATGCGCGATAAACAGAACCCGCTTATCGCGCTCAACATACGATCGAATCAGGTGCGCCGCGACAACGGTCTTTCCGCAGCCAGTTGGGCCTACCATTAGCACGCGACCGGGCGCCGACTGGGCTCGTCTCAGCCAGTCCGCTTGGTAGTCTCGGAGTTTCACGGCGAGTCTGCCTTGCCCCAGCTCACCGATAACTCATGACCGCAATGCGAGCAAAGCAAAGGGCGCTTCGTTCCCAGGTACGCCGTCAGCTTATCACGCACGGATTGTGCTCGTTTCGCCAGCTCCTCCTTGTTAACTCGAATCGAGTCCCCGCCGTCGTCACGGTTCAAGCGCGCGAGCTCTTTGTTCGCGTTAATCGCCAGGGCGCGGACTTTTCGGATCTCCGCATGTGCACCGGCCGCGGCTAACAGCCTGCACTCTGAATCACAGTCGTCTACGATCTTAGAGTACCATTGCTTCTGTTGGTCTCGGCTTAACGTGCGCGGCGGCCGCAAGTCGTCGGGTAACTTGTTGACCGGATCCGAGTCGGCCGGGTCATCCTCTGCGCTGTCCGCAACAGACGCGGGACGCCGCGGATTACGTGCTCGGCGCTCCTGTGCTCGCTCTCTAGCCCATCGTCTATATCCCGGCGTATCTAGACGTGGGGACGCCTCGCCCTGTGGCGGGTCACAGTTCGTCACGAGTTTACGCAGCCTGGTCGGACTCACACCGAGCAGACTCCCAATGTCGTCCCACGACTCCCCAGCGGCCCGGAAACCCCAGGCCTCTATCAGCTCCTCGCGTGTCAGTAATTCGTCAGGCATGGCTAAGCTGCTCCAATGTATTGCGCGCTGCGCGCATGTGGTGCGTTGTCGGTGATTGTCAGTTGTTTGCGCGGCGATTGTTCCGCCAGGATTCTATTTTCGTGATCCGCGAGACAGGG